CGGCTGGGGGCGGGACGAGGAAAGCTGGTCCGTCGATTATCGAACGATATACGGCGACCCGTCGTCTCCCGGCGTCTGGGGCGATCTGGACGCCTATTTGAACGAAACGTGGAAGCACCCGCGCGGGGTCGACATGCCCGTCAGGGCGGCTTGTGTGGACTCTGGAGGGCATCATACGCAAGCGGTCTACACTTTCTGCCGCGCGCGCGAAGGGCGGCGAGTTTTTGCCATCAAAGGCGTCGGCGGCGAGGGGCGCGCGCTGCTGGGGCGTCCAACGAAAAACAACATCGGCAAGGTCAAATTGTTCCCGGTCGGCGTGGATAGTGCGAAAGAACTTATTTATGCGCGCCTGAAAATCGCGGAGCCGGGGCCGGGTTATTGCCATTTCCCGGCGCGTTATGACGACGAGTATTTCCGCCAGCTAACCGCTGAACAGATCGTTACCCGCTTTTCGAAGGGGTTCCGCAAGCGGGAATGGAAGAAAACGCGCGCGCGCAACGAGGCGCTCGACTGCCGCGTCTATGCGCTGGCAGCCTACGCCTTGCTGAACGCTCGAATAAACACCCTTGCGGATCGGTTCGCCCGCCCGCGCGAGGAACAGAAAACAGAAACGCCGCTATCAATTCAGGCGCAGCGCCGACAACCCAGGCGCGCGCAAAAAGGCGGGTTCGTTAATTCTTGGAGGTGATCGATGGCCAATGCTTTCGACACGGATTTAGCCGCGACGACAGAGCCGGAAGAAATCGTTGCCGGTGACACGCTGATCTGGAAGCGCACCGATTTGGGGACTGATTACTCCAACGCCAGCTACACCCTGAGCTACAAGGCGCGGCTTGAAGGCACCGGCTCGACCGTCATCACGATCACGGCGTCGGCGTCCAGTGACGACTATCTTGTCAACGTCGCCGCTGGCACAACCGCCAGCTATTCGACCGGCGTCTACCGCTGGCAAGCCTACATCACGCGCGACAGCGACAGCGCGCGCGTGACGGTAGACAGCGGCACTTTCAAGGTGCTGCCGAACAGGTCTGCCAGCACCGCCGACCCGCGCAGCCACGCGAAGACGATGCTCGACAAGATTGAAAGCGTCTTATCTGGCCGCGCGGACGGCGATGTCGCCGCTTATTCGATCAACGGGCGGTCGCTGACGAAAATAGGGATCGAAGAATTGATGACATGGCGCGACAGATACCGCGCCGAATATCTGCGCGAGGTGCGCGCGGAACGACGTGACAACGGGCAAGGCACCGGCTCGTCGATTTTGGCGAGGTTCTGATGGCATTTCTTGACCGATTCAAACGGAAACCACAGCCGCCGCGCCGCCGCAGCTACGCGGGCGCAAACACTGGCAGGCTGTTCGCTGACTTCGTATCTTCGACGCGGTCGTCGGACAGTGAATTGAAACCGGCGCTGCGAATAATCCGAAACCGCTGCCGCGAACTGGCGCGGAATGACGAATATGTGCGCCGCTATTTGGGCCTTTTGAAAACCAATGTGGTCGGCCCTACCGGCGTCAATTTGCAGGCCAAGGCGCGCAATGCCGACGGCAGTCTGGACGCTCCCGGCAACAAGATTGTCGAGAATGCTTGGACAAGCTGGGGGCAGCGCGGCAACTGCACGGCAGACGGTCGGCTGTCGTGGTGCGACGCGCAACGCCTGTTCATCGAAGCCCTGGCCCGCGACGGCGAGGTGCTGGTGCGGTTCGTGGACGGCTATGACAACCGCGACAGGTTCGCTATCGAGTTCATCGAGGCTGATCTGCTGGACGAAGAATTGAACACCAAGGCCAGCAACGGCAATCGCATTCGCATGGGCGTGGAGGTCGATGATTTCGGCAGGGCGGTCGCCTATCATCTTTTGCGCGAACATCCTGGCGATCAGGAGTTCGGCAACGCCTATGGGCGGAAGCACACCCGCGTCGCTGCCGACCAAATGCTGCACCTATTTTTACCGGAGCGCGCGCACCAAACGCGCGGCGCACCAATGCTGGCGGCGTCCATGTCGAGCCTGAAAATCTTGCATGGCTATCGTGAGGCCGAACTTGTCGCCGCCCGCGTTGCAGCCTCGAAAATGGGTTTCATTACAAGCCCAGACGGCGACGGCTATACCGGCGACGATCTTGAGGACACGCACTCGCCGGTGATGTCAGCGGAGCCGGGGTCGTTCGAGCAACTGCCCCAGGGCATGGACATCAAGTTGTTCGACCCGACGCACCCAACGTCGGCTTTCGCTGATTTCAACAAGGCGGTCTTGCGCGGTATCGCATCCGGCCTTGGCATCAGCTATGCCTCGCTGGCCAGCGATTTGGAGAGCGTAAACTATTCCAGCATCCGGCAGGGGTCGTTGGAGGAGCGAGATTTTTACAAGACGCTGCAACAATTCCTGATCGACCATTTCGTCGCGCCTGTCTTCCATGCTTGGTTGCGGCAGTCGATGACGGCGGGCGGGCTGCCGCTGCCCATGTCGAAATATGAAAAGTTCGCAGACAACATTATTTACAGGCCGCGCGGTTTCCAGTGGGTCGACCCGCTGAAAGAAATGTCGGCCCAGATCAAAGGCGTCGAGAACGGCGTCTTGTCGCTGCAAGATGTTGCGTCGCATTACGGGCGCGATATCGAGGAAGTTTTCGAGGCCCACGAACGCGAACGCGAACTGGCTGACCGGTTCGGTGTATCGCTGGCCTTCCAACCGTTCGGCGCAAAACGACCAGCCGAACCCATCATCGAATAGAGGAATGAACATGGACACGCACCTTGCGGATGACCGCGAGGCCGATGCCGCTTGTGCGGATGTCGAGCCGGAGGACACAAATGAGAAAATTGAAACGCGCGATCAGGATTGCTCTGATGCCGGTGACGCTACCGGCGACGATGGCGATATGGTTGATCGAAGACGCCTGGAAAGTTTGCATCGCCGCGCTTATTCGCTGGACCGCGAAGGTGTGGATGTGGACGCGCGCAGCGTCAGCATATCTCTATCGTCAGATGCGCCGGTTGAGCGCAGTTTTGGCACAGAAATTTTAGAACACAGCGCCGCCGCCATTGATCTGGATTTTCTAGGTTCTGGCCGCGCGCCATTGCTGCTGGATCACGACATGCGGCAGCAAATCGGAGTTATCGAGGAAGTCACCATCGACAGTGACGCGCGGAAGACCCGCGCGAAAGTGCGCTTCGGGAGAAGCGCGCTAGCCGATGAAGTCTTCACCGATGTGGTCGACGGTATCCGCGCGAATGTCAGCGTGGGTTATCGCATCGACGAATTGTCCAAAGATGAAGGTGACGACGGGACGGTCTTCACCGCGACGCGATGGACGCCAATGGAAGCCAGTATCGTTTCAATCCCAGCCGACCAAACGGTCGGCGTTGGGCGGTCGGCTTCAGTCGTAACCGTTCCGAAGGAGGAAATTCACATGGAACATGAAAACAAAGTCGACATCAACGTCGACGAAGTGCGGGCAGAGGCAGCAGCCGACGCGCGCGCGCAATATGCCAAGGCGACGGGCGAAATCCTGGCTCTTGGCGCGAAGCACAACCGCCGCGACATGGCGGAAGCGGCTATCGGCAAAGGTCACTCTGTCGAGCAATTCCGTGGCGAATTGCTGGATGCGATTGGCGATGCCAAGCCCCTGGAAGTTGCGGAGCCTGATATTTCTGGCAAAGATGAGCGGCAGTTCTCGTTCATTCGTGCGATCAGGGCGTCGGCAACCGGCGACTGGCGCGAAGCTGGTTACGAGCGCGAGGTCAGCGATGAGATTGCACGGCAGTCCGGTCGCACACCGAAGGGCTTTTTCGCTCCGGCGTCTGCTTGGTCTCAGCGTAACATCATCGCTGGCACCGACGCTGACGGCGGCTATCTGAAGGGAACCGACCATTGGGGCAACGAATTCATCGCAGCCCTGCGCGGTCGTTTGGTAACGGCTGGCCTGGGTACGAGAATTCTGTCCGGTCTGAAGGGTGACATCTCGATCCCGAAGATTTCGGCTGGCGTGTCTGCCGGGTTCGTTGGTGAAGGTTCGGCGGTTTCTGAGGTCAACCAGACCTTTGCCGCTGTCACGATGGCCCCGAAAACGCTGGGTGCGTTCACCGACATCTCGCGGAAGTTGATGGCTCAATCTGATCCATCCGCCGAAGCGGTTGTTCGTGACGATCTGCTGAATGCTGTTGCTGCTAAGTTGGAAGACGTGACCATCGAAGGTGGCGGTTCTAACGAGCCGACCGGCATCACGCAGACCAGCGGCATCGGTTCAGTTGCCATCGGCACCAACGGCGGCGCGCCGACCTGGGCGTCCGTTGTCAACCTCGTCAAAGAGGTCGAGATCGATAACGCTGCGCTGACCGACAACCTTGCCTATCTGACCAATCCAAAGGTCAAAGCGAAATTGTCCGCCACCGCCAAAGGCTCTGGCGACAGCGTGATGATCTT